GCAACATTCGTGTACTTGGGAGCAGGGTTCTTGATCTGTAGTGCCCTAGCAAGTGGGGCAACCATAGCTTTCATTTCTTGCTTTGAACCACTATTGCCAGTGGTTCGGAACGCACTCGCAATCCCGTTGTACAACCATTCCACGCCTTTCTTTGCGCCGCGTCCAGCCTGACGAAGTGCGGCTTCAGCCAATGCATCAACTAAATCATGCTTCACACCTCGTCGACTCTGTCGCCTACTATTATTCCTACGAGCCAACTGGTTACTCATAGTTTTAATTGTTCTATTTCTCTTTTTACTTTTCTTCCTTTAACAAATGACCAATTTGTCATTTACAGGTCTAGAAGGGAGCAGTCCCAACCGTCATGACTTCACGATCCTCAATACTAGGAACGTAATTCCAACTCCGGTAGTACTCCTCTAGTGCTTCCTGCTCATCGGGGGTAACTCCAAATGCGACGTAGAATGAATATCGTGCGTCTTCTGAGATAGGTCCTTCTTTGGGGTGCAATCCCTTAGCCATGTGGGTCATTCCACATTGCCAACCTACGCTCTTTGTGATTTCACTCTTTTCACCGTTGCGGATATACGCTTTGTACATTTCCTGAAATACAGGAATTCCGCTTGTCAGGCTAAGTCCACATTCTCCTACAGCGCCAAGCCATTTAGCGGCTGCGCTGGGAGTGGAGATATCAAACAAACACATGGTGTCTTTTTCACGTGCCTTCTCGAAATTTCGACACATGATGAGCCCATTCGCTCCTTCCACCGGTTTGCACTGGCAAAACTCCACTTGGTATAATTCAGTGACTGGCTCCTCCTTGGTCATGACAAATCCCATGCCATCAAACCAATCATCCAAGCCCTCACCAAACTTATCCAAGTCCTCTTGCTCCATAAAAACAACGCAATCGTCACCGTTGTTAATGAGCTCAAGTTTTACCCCCCGTTCCTGTCCATACGCGTAAATCATAGCGCACATGATCAAACAGTTTCCAAGGGCGGTGTTCATATCTCCACTGAACCGTTTACCCTCAACTGAGTATCGTACTGTGCCGTCATCACAACGTCCAAACCCTACGTTGCTGATTTGCCATTTGAGGAGCTTCCTGAGTTCAGCGGAGCGGAACATAGCATTATATATACTGTGCTCCCACGCTAGCATCTCCTTGCTAACGTGTTGATCAAATCTACTTGCGTCCAACCCTAACGCTACTGGCCTCTCGAAGCTTTCAAACTTCTGCC